CTCAAGGATCTGCAGGAGCACAGGGTGCTACAGGATCTACAGGTGCTCAAGGATCTGCAGGAGCACAGGGTGCTACAGGATCTACAGGTGCTCAAGGATCTGCAGGTGCTCAAGGTGCTGCAGGAGCACAAGGAACTGCAGGTGCTCAAGGAGCTAGAGGACCTCAAGGACCACAAGGAGCACAAGGTTCTGCAGGTGCACAAGGAGCTGCAGGTGCACAGGGAGCTACAGGATCTACAGGAGCTCAAGGTGCTACAGGATCTACAGGAGCTCAAGGTGCTACAGGATCTACAGGAGCACAGGGTGCTCAAGGAACTGCAGGAGCACAAGGTGCAAGTGATGGTGGATTTACTGTTTTCAATAATACTACTCAGAACTCTAATTGGTATGTTGGCATTCTTTCTGTAACATCTGGAATTGCCAAAACTGCTCATGTTTCTTCAACAAAACTTCAATTCAATCCTTCTACTGGGGCACTTGGAATTGGTACTATTATTGATATCGTTCCTTATGATACTTTAAATTCAGGAACACTTTCTTGGGAAGGTTCTGCTGGACAACTCTTCAGTATTACAAATAATCTAACTACTGGATCTATCTTCTCAGTTAATGATGTTTCTGGTATTCCAAGTATTGATGTAGATGCTGACGGAACAATTGAACTTGGACCTTATGGTGGTAATATTGGAGTTGGAACCACAGGGCCAACACAAAAATTACATGTTCAAGGTAATGTAAGAATTACTGGTGGAATTTATGATTCAAGCAATAGTGTAGGTTCTGCAAGTTCAGTATTAAGTTCTACTGGAGTAGGATTGAGGTGGGTTACGCCAAACTCAGGACCTCAAGGTGCACAGGGTGCTGCAGGAGCACAAGGTGCTACAGGATCTACAGGTGCACAGGGAGCTACAGGATCTACAGGTGCACAAGGTGCTACAGGATCTACAGGCGCACAGGGATCTACAGGATCTACAGGAGCACAAGGATCTGCAGGAGCACAAGGATCTGCAGGAGCACAGGGATCTACAGGATCTACAGGAGCACAGGGTGCTGCAGGTGCACAGGGAGCCACAGGATCTACAGGTGCTCAAGGTGCTGCAGGTGCTCAAGGTGCTACAGGATCTACAGGTGCTCAAGGTGCTGCAGGAGCACAAGGAACTGCAGGTGCTCAAGGAGCTAGAGGACCTCAAGGACCTCAAGGAGCACAGGGTGCTACAGGATCTACAGGAGCACAGGGTGCTGCAGGTGCACAAGGTGCTACAGGATCTACAGGTGCACAAGGAGCTGCAGGAGCACAAGGTGCTACAGGATCTACAGGATCTACAGGAGCACAGGGTGCTGCAGGTGCACAGGGAGCCACAGGATCTACAGGTGCTCAAGGTACTGCAGGTGCTCAAGGTGCTACAGGATCTACAGGTGCTCAAGGTGCTACAGGATCTACAGGAGCACAGGGTGCTGCAGGTGCACAGGGAGCTACAGGATCTACAGGTGCTCAAGGAACTGCAGGTGCACAGGGTGCTGCAGGAGCACAAGGATCTGCAGGTGCACAAGGTGCTGCAGGTGCTCAAGGTGCAAGAGGTGGTTCTGATTGGACACCAAACCTAACAAACATCACTCAGTCCACAACAGATTCTTCAACATTCACCAAAACTGGTGGAGCTGCAAGTACTTGGGATTCTCAGGTATATTCATCTCAAGGTTATGTGAGGGGAGCATTTGCATCTGCAAGAATATCCTCAACAACTGGATTTGCAATGTTTGGTCTCAATACAGACCCAACAACAAATGCAAGTTATGCTTCAATTGATTATGCTTTCTATTTTGATAGTGGAACAGTAAACATTTATGAGAGTAATGTTCCAATAGTAGGTTCTTATGGAACTTATACCACAGGTGATACTGCTTATGTCATTTATGATGGTGCAAATGTAAGGTACTATTTAAATGGAACTCTCTTGAGAACTGTTGCAAGAGCAATTGGAAGTGCTCTTTATCTTGATAGTTCCATTTATACATCCGGCCTTGCATTCAACCAACTCTCCTTTGGTCCTATGGGCGAGATTGGACCTCAAGGTGCACAAGGAGCTACAGGATCTACAGGAGCACAGGGTGCTGCAGGAGCACAAGGAACTGCAGGTGCACAGGGAGCTACAGGATCTACAGGAGCTCAAGGTGCTACAGGATCTACAGGAGCTCAAGGTGCTACAGGATCTACAGGTGCTCAAGGTGCTACAGGATCTACAGGTGCACAAGGTGCTGCAGGATCTACAGGTGCACAAGGTGCTGCAGGTGCACAGGGAGCTACAGGATCTACAGGTGCTCAAGGTACTGCAGGTGCTCAAGGTACTGCAGGTGCACAAGGTGCTACAGGATCTACAGGTGCACAAGGAACTGCAGGTGCTCAAGGAACTGCAGGTGCACAAGGTGCTACAGGATCTACAGGTGCACAAGGAACTGCAGGTGCTCAAGGAACTGCAGGTGCACAAGGAACTGTAGGAGCACAAGGAACTGCAGGTGCACAAGGAGCTAGAGGACCTCAAGGACCACAAGGAGCACAGGGTGCTGCAGGTGCTCAAGGAACTGCAGGAGCACAAGGAACTGCAGGAGCACAAGGAACTGCAGGTGCACAAGGAGCTAGAGGACCTCAAGGACCACAAGGAGCACAGGGTGCTGCAGGTGCTCAAGGAACTGCAGGTGCACAAGGAACTGCAGGTGCACAAGGAGCTAGAGGACCTCAAGGTGCACAAGGATCTGCAGGAGCACAAGGTTCTGCAGGTGCTCAAGGTGCTCAAGGAACTCCAGGTGCACAGGGAGCTGCAGGACCATCAACTTTAATTAATGCTACAAACACAACAACAAATGCTACATTTTATCCAGTATTTGTTGCAGCAGCAGGTTCAAACCAAACTGCAAGTGTTAGAACTACAGCAACTGCATTTACATTTAATGCAAGTACAGGTGACTTAACTGTTGGTGGAACTATAACTGCAAACTCTGATGAAAGATTAAAAACTAACATTCATACTATTGAAAATGCACTTGAAAAAGTTCTTAATCTTAGAGGTGTAGAATATGATCGTATTGATACTAAGGTTCATACTATTGGTTTGATTGCACAAGAGTTAGAAACAGTATATCCAGAACTTGTTATAGAAAGTAATGGATACAAATCAGTTGCTTATGGAAACCTTGTTGGATTACTCATAGAAGCAATTAAAGAGCAACAAGTTCAAATTGAAAATTTAAGCAACATTATAAATAATTCCAAATTGTTAGGATAAAAAAATGGCTGTTTTGGGTGCAAATGGTGGAAATTTTCTTGGTAGTGAACCAACTATTAGTGCAAACCAAACACTTACCACCACCTACAATTGGTTAACTGTGGGACCAACCACAATAAATAGTGGAATCACAGTCACTATAAATACTGGTGCTCGTTGGGTTATTGTTTAATTGAGGAATTATGATTAATACAAGAATAATTTATCCAAATGATGAAGGTGGCGTTTCTGTAATAATTCCTACTATGGAATGTCTCTCACTTGAAAAATTAATTGAAAGTGTACCAGAAGGAAAACCATATCAAGTTGTTGATGTTTCGGAAATTCCTAATGATAGAACTTACAGAAATGCTTGGACTTATGAGGAGGTTTGAAAATGCCTATTGGAATTAATGTAGATAAAGCAAAAGAAATTCACAAAGATATAATTCGTGAAGTGAGAAATCCTTTACTTGAGCAAAAGGATGTAGAGTTTATGAAAGCACTTGAAGTAGGAGATTCTGCTAAAGTTGCAGAAGTTACTACAGAAAAACAAGCACTCAGAGATGTGACTACTATTGTGAATAATGTAGAACCAACAGCAACTGATGTTCTTGGTGTAACTGCAGAACTCAAGCAAGTTTGGGATGAAAATGTTTTAGGTCCAAATCCACTGGTATAAACTATGAGTACTTTAAGTGTAGGTACAATTCAAAGTAACACTACTTCTCCACCAACTATCAATAATAGTGCTGGAACTGCAATTGGAACTTTTTGCAGAGCCTGGGTGAACTTTAATGGTACTGGTACTGTTGCTATTCGTGCTTCTTTTAATGTAACTTCTATTACTGATAATAATACTGGTGATTATACTGTGAACTTTACGACTGCGATGCCTGATGCAAATTATGCAGTTGCTTGGTCTTTTGGGGGAACGGGAGGCCTGTTAACGGGCAGAACGTTGGATGATACAACTGCCAGAACTACATTATTGGTGAGGGTTGTAACAGCAAATCTTTCTGGTACTTCTACTGATGGTGCTCAAGTCAACATCACAGTTTTCCGTTAAGAACCCCCCATAAAAGACATTATATACCTCACAAAATCTCCACATTTCCAGAAACAGTAATTTATCCACCACCACAAAATGGCAATCACAGTTTCAGGACCAACTATAATTTTTGATGATACTAGTGTTGCACAAGCAAGTCTTTATAATGAAACTTTTGGTACTGGAGTTTTTCCTGAAGGTGGCACAAGTCTCACTATTTCAGGAGGAACAGCATTTAAGTCAAGTGCTACTGGTGGTGCTGGGCATATAGCAACTGTTGTGGGAGTAAAAACAGATGCTTCTGTGATACTTGAAACACCTCAAAGTGGAAGTGTAACTGTAAATCCAATTGTATCTGGAGTTTATGTTTTTGCTATTGGAGGTGGAGGAGGTGGTGCTGGGACATCTCCTCTAGCTCGTACTGTTGGGTCAAATGGAACTCCATCATTTTTCTCAACTGTTATTGGAAATTCTGGAACTGGAGGTTCTCCAGGAGGAGGAACTGGTGGAGGAACTGGTGGAACTGCAACTGGAGGAACAACAAATACATCAGGAACTACAGCAGCATCTAGACCTGGAACTGGAAATGGTGGCAATGCTGGAGGATTTCCTGGTGTAGTATCAGGAGCAGGTGGGGCTGGTGCAGGACCTGGAAGTCCTGGAGCAACCCCATTTCCAGGGCCTGGTGTTGCTGGTGAACCTGCTGGTGGAGGAGGTGGAGGGTCATGGACTGGATTGACTGGTGGTGCTGGTGGAGGTGGAGGAGGACGTGCAATTCACACAAGACTTACTATAACTGGAGGTTCTCCATATCCATATCAAGTTGGTGCTCCTGGTGCTGGGGGAGTTGGTCCTTCTGCTACAGGTGGTGCAGGAGGAAGGGGATATTTGAGATTTGTTTTATATGATTGATTCAAAATAAATAGTTCAAATGACTTGATTTTTTTATGGCATTTCAGACAGTATGGTATGATACTAATTTACCTCAAGATATTATAAGTATTTTAGAAAAAGATTTAAAAGTTTTTGAAAATAATTTTGATGATTCTGCGGTTGGATATGGTGGACAGGGAGAAGTAAATAAGGACATTAGAAATAGTAAAAATGTATGGATTCCTACTACACACTGGATTGGTGGGTTTCTTTGGCATTATGCTACAAGAGCAAATAGAGAAAATTTTCTTTATGATTTAACTTGTATTGATGGTGAAAGTCTACAATATACAAGATACTCAGAAGGTGAATTTTATAATTGGCATACTGATTCAGGTATAGATGTTTGTTATAAACCACAAAATATTACAACTTCTTGTGTTAATGACCCACAAGATTTTATTGCAACAAATGTAGAATATGTGAGAAAACTTTCTTTTACTTTACAACTTTCAAATTTTGATGAATATACTGGAGGTGAAGTCCAGTTTCTTGATAGTTCTGGGAAACCTTATTTTATGCCAAAGCAAAAAGGGACTATTGCATTTTTTGATTCAAGAACTCCACATAGAGTAAAGAAAGTAAAATCTGGAGTAAGAAAATCTTTAGTTGGGTGGACAATTGGGCCTCGGTGGAAGTGATGGAAAGAGAATATCCACAAAAACAAACCTTACCAACCTATCAGATGACTAATCATCAGTCATTTGAAAAAAATGGATATCTTTTTGTTCCAGGTATGGTAACAAATCCAGAAATGATTTTTTGCCCAGTTCCAAAAGAAAGAGGGCAAATTAATTATCTTGGAAAAAATAAATCTAATTATGAACCAGAAGAAAAACAAGTTCAAGGTTCATTATCAAGATATAATTTTCCTCCATATAAAGAACTTCATTATCTTATCAAAAAAGAAGTAGAAGATACTTTAGGTATTGATTTATATTCTACTTATTATTTTGATAGATTTTATTTTACTGGGCAAGGACTAAAAAGACATAGTGATAGACCTTCCTGTGAAGTGAGTGTTACTCTTCAAATCAGTACAAATAGAAAAGAACCTTGGCCTATTTGGTTTGAGACACCCAATAGTAATGAAAGCTTTGTAAATATGAAAAATGGTGATGCCGTGATTTATAAAGGATGTGAAAGAGAGCACTGGAGGTATCCTTTAGAATCAAAATATAATAGGATTCAAAGAGTGTTTAAAAAAGATGATACATATCATCATCAAATCTTTTTTCATTATGTGAATGCAAATGGACCTTATCTTCCCTTTGCATTTGATAGAACTTGATAAATAACTAAAAAGATTATAAAGATATGAGTACTTTAGCTGTAAATAAAGCAACTGATGTAGTAGGGACTTCTTTTTATGAACTAATGAGACTTGAAGCAGTAAAATCTGCTACTGGCACCGCAGTTGAATTCACAAGCATCCCAAGTTGGGTAAAGAGAATTACTTTTATGCTTAATGGTGTAAGTACAAACAGTACATCACCTATGCAAATACAACTTGGTGACTCTGGAGGATATGAGACTAGTGGTTACAATGGATCGAATCATGTTTTTGTAGGTGGAATTGCTAGTGTAACATTGGCTTCAGCTTTTCTTTTAACCCTCAATACAAGTTACCAGGCTGCAGCTAACCTATATTCAGGTAGTTGCATCTTGACCTTGATAGATGCTAGCACAAACACTTGGTCTATGTTTGGTAGTATTAGCGGCCACACCAGCTCTATAGGATATCTAACCTCAGGGTCTAAATCTCTTTCTGCCACCCTCGACAGAATCCGCATCACCATGGCTAACGGAACTGATACATTTGATTTAGGAAGTGTCAGTGTCTTATTAGAAGGACATAATGCATGAGTACTTGACAAGTATCTAAAATCTACCTATAATCACTCTGTTAGGGTTGAAGGATAGGTAATACTTAACTCCTATAGGACACTTTGGGAACTGGTCCATACAGACCTCCAGTTCCCTTTTTTTGTGCTATCCTATAAGGACAGTAAAGAAATCCCACATGTCAGTCAATCTTGAAGTTAAAGGTTCTCTTGCCAAATGTCTGGCAACTGAGAACCTTATCATTGAACACAAGAAAGTTCCTACTGCGTGCTTTGATGTTGATCGTAGGGTTCTTGTTCTTCCTTTATGGGATAAAGCATCTGCAACTGTTTATGATCTTCTTGTAGGTCATGAAGTGGGACATGCACTCTTTACTGATAATATTGATTGGACAAAAGAGTATGCTGATGTTCCTAAGGACTTTATCAATGTAATTGAAGATGTTCGTGTAGAACGTTTGATGAAGAAAAAGTATCCTGGTCTTTCTAAGACATTTTACAATGGATATAATGAACTGAATAATGATGATTTCTTCTCAGTGAAGGATGAGAATCTTGATAATCTTACCTTTATTGATCGCATCAATATGTATTTTAAGATTGGTGCATTTCACAATATTGCTTTCTCTGATGAAGAGAATGAGTTTGTGACTCGTATCAGTCAACTGGAAACTTTCCAAGAAGTTCTTGATATTGCTCGTGAGATTGTTCAGTTCTTGAACTACAAGAAAAAACAACTCACTGAGATGCCTGAAATTGTTCAAAATCAAGGACAAAGTGGAGAAGAAGTAGATCTTCCTGAGAATGCTGAACAAAATACTCAAGATTCTATGGATATTGAACAAGAATCAGAGGAATCTTCTAAGTCTCAACAAGAATCACAGGGTGAAAATCCTATTACTATGGAGCAAGAAACTCCTGCTGGTGGTGGACGTGAACCCAGCAATGAGCATGGTGAGTTTGAATCCAAGACTTCACAATCCTTTGAGGAAAAGGCACAGGATTTGACCAACAAGTATGGTCAAGAGACTAACTATGTGGAACTTCCTGAAATTATTCTTGAGAATGTGATTATTCCTAATGATTTCATTCATCAGAAAACTGAAGAATATTATCAAAGTCATTCTGGTTGGATGAAGGATTGGTATCAGAATGTTCTGGTAGAATACAATTCTTACAAGAAATCTGCAGAGAAAGAAGTTTCTTATCTGGTTAAGGAGTTTGAATGTAAGAAATCAGCAGACCAATATGCTCGTTCTTCTACTGCACGTACTGGTGTACTTGACACATCCAAACTTCATACTTACAAATTCAATGAAGATTTGTTCAAAAAAGTGTCAGTAATTCCTGATGGTAAGAATCATGGTCTTATCTTTATTCTTGACTGGTCTGGTTCAATGTCCCATTGGATGTTGGATACTTGTAAGCAACTGTTTAATTTGATTTGGTTTTGTAAAAAGGTCAACATTCCCTTTGAAGTTTATGCTTTCACTGTGGATTGCAATGCTTATGTTGAATTGCAGCCAAATCATCCTCCTATCTACAAGAAAGTAGGAGGTGTTATTGCACCAGAACAGTCATTTAGACTGATGAACTTCTTTACCAGTAAGAGTAATTCTCGTGAATTGGATGCTCAAATGAAGCACATCTGGGCAGCATGTTGGGCATTTCAGAAAGGTAATGGTTGTGCTCCTCGTCATCTTGACTTGTCTGGTTCTCCTATTGGTGATACAATGCTTGCATTGCATTCGCTGATTCCTGACTTTCAAAAGAAAAACAAACTTCAAAAGGTGAATGTTGTTTTCCTGACTGATGGTGAGGGTTATGTGAATGCAACTACCATCAAGAAAAAGAATAATAGTGGTGAGGAATATGTTAGCCTCACTAAAGCATTTAACACTACTGTTCGTAACAGGACTAATGGTAGAATCTATTCTTCCTATAACTATGGAAACTTCCCACAGTATTCCAAAGTTCTTCTTTCTACTCTGAAAGATAGGTTTTCTACTGTAAACTTCATCAACTTTAGGGTTGTTCCTGGTAGGGATTTCAAGACTTGCTATGATTGGTATGGCAAGGAATTTGGTGATTATGAGAAAGTAAAGTCAATTTACAAGAAAGAACAATTCATCACATTCACTGGAACTGGTTATGATCAATTCCATGTAATTCCCACTACTTCACTTTCGCAAGATGAAAAGTTTGAAGTTGAGGAAGGTGCAACCAAAGCACAAATTAAATCAGCATTTGCTAAAATGTTGAATAAAAAGAAGACAAATAAGAAACTTTTGTCCTCTTTTGTTGATATGATTGCTTGATGTGCCAGTTTGGGAACTGTCTACTAAGTGGTTCCCAAACCTCAAATCCATGCTATCATTACAAAGTAATCAACCCAAGACCATGCAGGAACAACTTATTAGTTTGCTAAAGGAACAATTTGGTACTGAAATTGATGCTAATGCAGTCAAATCAGTGGCAAATCAAATGAACACTAGTTATGCTACAGCATCGAAGTATCTGCAAGCATATAAAACTAGTCGTGGTAAATGGAATCTGGAGGCAACAGTAAAAGAACTGGAAGACACCTATAACTCTCCTGCTGCAGAAGGAAAAGATACCATTTCTTCCCTTTTGTCAGTTGTCCAAAACCTCATTCCTAAGAAAGATGATACCTTCGTCAGCTTTGGTAACTTTAGTGATATTAAAAAAGTTGTTTCCTCTGGTCTATTCTATCCCACTTTTATTACTGGTCTTTCTGGTAATGGTAAAACCTTTGGTGTAGAGCAAACATGTGCACAGTTGGGTCGTGAACTGATTCGTGTCAATATTACTATTGAAACTGATGAGGATGACCTAATTGGTGGTTTTCGTCTTGTCAATGGCGAAACTGTATGGCACAATGGTCCTGTGGTTGAAGCAATGGAGCGTGGTGCAATTCTTCTTCTTGATGAGATTGACCTTGCTTCCAATAAAATCATGTGTCTTCAGTCAATTTTGGAGGGTAAGGGTGTCTTCCTGAAGAAAATTGGTAAGCATGTTACCCCTAAACAAGGGTTCAATGTGTTTGCTACTGCTAATACTAAAGGTAAAGGTTCTGATGATGGTAGGTTCATTGGCACCAATGTGCTCAATGAGGCATTTCTTGAGAGGTTCCCTATTACCTTTGAGCAAGAGTATCCTACCATTAATGTTGAGACAAAAATCTTGACAAAAGTAGCAGAATCACTTAGTATTCCTATGGTTGGAGAGCACACTGATTTTATTAAACATCTGTGCACTTGGTCTGAGATTATTCGTAAGACCTTTGCAGATGGTGGTATTGATGAAGTCATTTCCACTCGTCGTCTTGTTCACATCATCAAAGCATATTCCATCTTTGGAAAAAAAGATAAGGCAATCAAAGTTTGTCTCAATCGCTTTGATGATGAAACTAAAACAACTTTTGTTGAATTGTATGACAAGATTGATGCTGAGTTTCAGCAACAGGAAGGGGAGTAATCCCTTTCCTAAATACATAACATCACCCCTATAATTATAAACTCCTATGACTTCCCTTTTTCTCGAAAAAGATGCTGATACCATCTATGATGAATTAGAGGATAATAAATCAGAAGACATGGAAGATGAATATAGAGAGGATAGGATGGAACAAATGATTTCCAGATATGGTTATTGAGGAGGTTTACTGTGATTCAAAACATAAAGGAAATCATTTATACAGAGCATCATCAGGAGCTCAAAGAGTTTGCAGAATATCTTGGTGTTGATTACGAAGATTACTTAGAATTTCTGCATCCTGATGTTGACTTTGATGATGTTTCAATGTAAGATGTAGGGGTGGAAGGTTGCCCCACAGAGAGTGAAGCCAAAGGGTAAGGCACGTGGACAACACATTCAGTAGTTGGTTCGAATCCAACCACTCTCTACTTATGGGCATCAAAGGTCCAAACTTTGAATAAGTCCCACCCCCTCCATGCCTCTTAACAATGCACAAACAGGAGGGACTATGCCCCGTTAGCTCAGGAGACAGAGCAATTCTCTTCTAAAGAATCGGTCGTGGGTGCAAATCCTACACGGGGTGTTTGTTTTGAACCTATTTCTTCATTTAGTGATGATATAATGATAAGTGTGATAAACTCAAGAGAAAATCTAATGGCACTTTGTCCAAACTGCCATTGGGAATATGATCACAATTTACTAGATTAATTATGAAATCAAAAGATTGGTGGGTAAGTCAGAATGAAGAGTGGGCAGTAATTCCTTATTGTAATAAGTATATGTTGATATATAAAGGACAGCAAATATCAGTTCACAATACAATAGAAACTGCCAAAAAAATTGCACTGAAGGAGTCTAAAAAGAAATGAGTATCTTGAGCATTGAAAGTATTAGTCTTGATGATGATGGATCTGTTTATGTAACTGCTGTAGTTGAAGATGCAGTTGAAACTTATGCGCCAACTTTCTATGATCCTGCTGAGTATGGTCCTGGATTGTGTGAGGCAAGTTTTACTTTTGAGGAAGAACAAACTTTTCCAGATAATGATGAAGAACTAATTAAACTTCTGGAAGAACTTGACTTAGAGTGGAATTTGGTGGATAATAGTGATTACTACCTTGATTGAATATGACTAAAAGAGTTCTTATTACTGGTGGTGCAGGATTTATTGCTCACCACCTTATTGGATACATTCTCAAAGAAACTGACTGGGATGTTGTAACTCTAGACAGACTTGACTATAGTGGAAATCTTAATAGATTGAATGACATTCTTTCTGATTTTACAGCAGATGATCGTAAACGTGTAAAAGTTGTATTCCATGACCTTAAAGCAGAACTCAATCCTCTCATTAAATCAGAAATTGGTAAAGTTGATTACATTCTTCATCTTGCTGCTGGTTCTCATGTAGATCGCAGTATTGAGTATCCTATGGAGTTTGTTCTTGATAATGTTGTGGCAACCTGTAACATTCTAGAGTTTGCAAGAACACAGAAAGACAACCTAGAAAGATTCATTTACTTCAGCACTGATGAAGTATTTGGTCCTGCTCCAGATGGAATCAAATACAAAGAGAATGATAGATATAATTCTACTAACCCATACAGTGCAACCAAGGCAGGAGGTGAAGAACTTGCTGTAGCATATGAGAATACTTATGGACTTCCCATTTATATTACTCATACTATGAATGTATTTGGAGAGCGTCAGCATCCAGAGAAGTACATTCCTATGTGCATCAAGAAGTCTAGAGATGGTGAAAAAGTAACCATTCATAGTGACTCAACTTGTACAATTCCTGGGTCTAGACATTACATCCATGCTGAGGATGTTGCTAGTGCAATTCTATTCCTTCTGAACTATCAAGGTAGTCTTGAATATACCTATGGTGGTGCTAAGTGTCCTAAATTCAACATTGTTGGTTCAGAAGAACTAAACAACCTTGAACTTGCACAAATCATTGCAGAGGCACAAGGCAAAGAACTTAATTATGAATTGATTGACTTCCATTCCTCACGACCAGGACATGACCTTAGGTATGCACTTGATGGTGATAAGATGAGAGAAATGGGTTGGGAACCTGCCAAGTCAGTTAGAGAAAGAATTGCAGATGTAACTAATTGGACCTTGGAAAATGAAAGGTGGATTACAATTTAACTAGATAGTAAATAAATTTTGGAGGTGTATGACTCCTCTATTTCTCACAACAATTATATCTTGCACACAAGCAGTTGGAATAATACACAAACTTACAAATGTTGTGGGATTAACTGAAATTCAGAAAAAAGAAATTTTAGTTGAGATCAAAAAAATTATTCCATCCTGTCCAGTAAAAATAGAAAATAAATGAACACCTACTATTACACACTATTCATAGCATTTACTGTTGTTGCAGTAATGATGATTGTAGATCAAAATGTAGGTGATTATCTTTTACTTGTTTTTAAAATTATTAAACTAAATTTTGAAAGGATGATCTGGATTATTAGATTTCATCCTTTCTGGATTAGTAATCCTATTGGCAAATGGTGGATGATGAGAAAATACATGAGGACAGTTGAGCAACTGGCACAACAACTTTCCCAA